TCAGAATCTGGTTCATCGACGTTTTGAATGTGGTGCTGATAAACTTGCCCTCCTCCTTGGTAGAAGACTTGCCCATCGGCTCCTTGTGGGTCATGAAGTCCGTGTAGGCGTTGACCAGTCCCCAGGCGGTACCCTTAAAGTTCTGGTTGTCCTCGGCATCATGAGCCTTGATGAATGCTTCTCTGGCCTGCTCAAGTCTGGCCTTCTTGAAGCTGTTCATGTTCTCCACGTCAGCCATGGGGAACATAATGTCCACTGCTCTTTCAATCTGAGCCTTGGACATCTTCTTACTGTAGAGGTTCTGGGCCGTCCAGTCGAGCTTCTTCATGTAATCAGCCGACACCTTCAACACCTCTTTGGCCTCCTGGAGCTTGACCTCGGCATTCTGCACGTGGCGGATAGACACGGTATTCTGGGTGTCGTTGAAAGCAAAGTTGAACTGGTTCTGACAGACCAGCCGGAGAGGGCAGATCGCTGCTGTAATCTTGACCTTCCCACTGAATCCGTTCCGGAAGATGACGTGCGGAGTGAATGCATCGCCTAGAATGTCTACCTGGGGGAGTTTGGCGATGACGTACACCATACCGGACGCGGTTTCACCGGCTTTCTCGAAGGAGATTTCGTCTCCCATGTAGTTAACGAAGTCGAACGCTTCCCGGTTCTGGATGATCTCGAACTTGTCCGACACGATATCGTACATGTGGTCATCATCTTCTCTCACGGTGACAAACCTATTGGGGACTCTCTCCCGCCGTCCGTCAATGCCCACGAACACCGGCTCCTTCGTCACCTCGTAGTCCAGGCCGGACAGACGAAGAACCTGTTCCATGCTGGTGCACTCCTCCACACTCTTGCCGATGGCATGCCATGTGGTAGTGCGATCAGTGTAAATCTGTTCACTCATTGTTAATTCCTCCCGTCATCTATTCAATAATTCTTATTTGTGTTAATTCAACACCATTAGGTGACTGCATCGCTACTGCAAAGACCCACACTATATCATCCCCAATTTCCCCTAAACACATCGCTGTTACTTTAACTTCGTCATCGTGTTTTCTCTGGAGGGAGTTGGCCACCAGTTTAGCAACGTCACTTTCCACGTATTCGTCAGTCAACTCTTCAAAGACTGCATGTATGGTCATGTCAATTTCGTGCTCGTTCATTACCGCCACCTCCTACATAACAATTATAACACATTAGTGGGTGGGTTGTCAATTGGTTTATTGACAACCCTTCCCCTCCTACCACCGCTCGTAGTAGAACTTACTGTCGGGGTCTTTCGTGGACCAGAATTCGATACGAAGGAATTTCACCGCTTGCTGAACTTCAACCTTAAGATCGTGTACCTCGGTCTCGGCTTTAACCCTCTCTATCACTGGCGTCATCACCTCGTACCAAGTACCCTTTTGGCTGACGTATTCTTTGTGGTACCTGCCGTACTCGTCCACCGGGCTGGTGTAAACGTTCCACTCACCAATACCAGCGAGAAATTCATGCTTCTTGTGCTCGTATTCTTCGTAGTTCACCATCGTTCCCTCCTATTCATCGGAGTGGGGCTTAAAGCCCCAGCTCCTCTGCTACCTTCTTACCGGCTTCAGTCAGGGCGAAGGAGGTGGACTTGTGACCGTTCACTCTCTGCTTGCACCGGACACCCAGGCCCTTCTCGCAGAGGGTGGAGATCATCGCGCCAACCGTCATGGGCTTGTTCTCGAACTGACCACCGATCTCATCGCAGAGAACGTCAATCCAGATGTTGCTATCCAGACCGTTCTCCCAGAAACAAGTGTCCGGCAGGTGCATCATGAAATCGACCTGCTTCTCGGTGAGAGTTACGCCAGGAGCGGCCACGCTAGTGTGGAACGCCTTGGAGCGGCTAACCTTCTTCTTGGCCTTCTTGCCGTCCACCTCTTCTTCGGTCTTCCGGTCGTTCTCCTTGGCTCTCTGCTCCTCTTCCTCGGCCATCCCCTGGCGGCGCTCGTAGGCCTCGTTGAAGAGGTCCTGCTCCTCTTCCTCGTACTTGGCGACTGCGGCTTCCAGTTCTTCATCGGTGATGCAGGTGAACTCGTTCGCCTCGTTCTGTTCGTGGTTCATCTGCTCCAGGACCTGGGCTTTATGTTCATCATAAGCCTTTTCGAATTCGTTCTTGCCGATGCGGGTCTGCTTGCTACCTTCAATGGACTTGAAGCAGTAACCATTCTCTTTGCGGGTGTAGGTGGTGGTGCCGATTTCGAAAGTGATCGCGGTTTTCATTATTGTGTCCTCCTTAAATTCATTTATCGATTATTTACGGAAACTACTGTGGCCAAAACGGATTGCAATCTCTTTTCTCACAGTCAAGTCATTGCGGATGTAGCCGCTAGAGCTGATGCTCTTGGTTTCGCCAGTAACGGTGTTCTTAGCGAAAGTGGCTCTCTTGATGAAATCACTCCACACTTCGTAGGTCTGGCCCTGTACGGTGGTGGTTCTAACGGTTCCTACCATTTTCATTATCCTCCTTAAATTATCAAGTGGCTGTTTTGTTTTCCTTGTTTCTATAAAAATTATAACATGACAAATACCCTTTTGTCAATTAGCAGATTGCACAAAGTTTAAGGCTTCGAATTGTGCAATCTGCCAATGACCAGCATGTTGCATTCCGTGTTGTATGGGTGAAACGCAACATCTTGTGTTGTGTGTTGTATCCCATATTGTACTGACAATACAACAAAAACCGAGAGTTCCCGTCGTTCTTGAACTTTCGGCATCATCTGGTAATACAACACCATGTGTCAATGCGTTGGTTGCCGGTGTTGTATTGTATTGTATCTCTCTTAAGAGATACAATACAATACAACATTGCAACGCCGGGATGGAACACACGCAATACTTGACTTCGGGGTATCTTGTGTGGTATAATTAAATGGAGGAGGTGTATAGATGAAGAAAGTGGAACACATCGCTGGCGACGTGGTGGTGTTCGAAGACTACCCAACGGGCAAGTTCGCCAGGAAGATTGATTGGTGGACATCCAAGCAAGGACTGGAGTTGATCGCCAGTTGGAGAAGTTGCGGGTGTTCGATCGATGACATCACCAAGAAAATTGGAGTGGACCCGCGCACATTCCGGGCATGGCGGAAGAAATGTCCACAGCTGGAAGAGGTATTGGTGTCCGGCAAGGAGATCACCAACGCCAGGATAGTTGACGCTCTTTATAAAAGGGCGACCGGGTTCGAGTATGATGAGATCACCCGGGAGTTGGTAGAAGGAGAAATGCGGGTAACAAAGATAGTTACCAAGTATGTGCCGCCTGAAACTAAGGCCATCCTGGCGTGGCTGTACAACAGGCAGTCCGAATCTTGGAGAGCTATTCAACAGCCCATCGACATGGATACCCCTGCCCTAACTAGTGCGGACGACATGCTGGTCACCATCAGAGAGGCCGCAGAGAAGGTCACGGAAGGCCACGGAAGCGGCTCGGACGCCGGAGACGGGCAAGAGGGCCTCCCCGACTTCGAGGGTGAGGGAGAGGCCACGGGAGGCTCAGGAGGCGTATTATGAAGATAGTGGAGTTGACGAAGAAGCAAGCCGAATACATCAGGCGGGCCAATCACCGGTGGAATTTTGCTGTTGGTGCAGTCCGTTCTGGCAAGTCTCATTTGGCGGTCCAATACCTTATACCCATGCGCCTAAGGGAGCGACACGGCGAGAAGGGCATCAACCTAATCCTTGGGGCATCGAAGGAGAATATTGAGCGAAATGTGTTAACCCCCATGCGGGACATCTGGGGAAACAACATGGTTTCTGACATCAACTCTCGGAACTGGGCAACCGTATTTGGGGAGAAGGTTTACTGTATTGGTGCTGAGAACATTCGGCAGGTGGCAAAGCTTCGAGGATCCGAAATCAAATACTGCTACTGCGACGAGGTTTGCGACATTAACAAGGAAGTGTTCGAGATGCTCAAATCCAGACTTTCCCTGTCGTATTCCTGTTGTGATGCCGCCTGCAACCCGTCTTACCCTTCCCATTTTATAAAAGAGTTTATCGACAGCGCAGAGAAGGGTGTAGACATTTATGTTCAAGAGTACACCATTTACGACAACCCGTTCCTGCCGAAAGAATACGTCAAATCTCTAGAGGCTGAGTATGCCGGAACAGTTTATTTTCTTCGATACATCCTGGGCAAATGGGCGAGGGCCGAGGGCCTGATTTGGCCGATGTACATAAACGCATTCGCTGATCCACCGGAAGGTTCCAGGGCTAGCGATTACACTTTATCCATCGACTACGGAACACAGAACCCATTTGCCGCTTTGCTCTGGGGCAAGCATGGCGATGTATGGTATGCCGAGAAGGGCTATTATTACTCCGGACGCGAGACCGGGAGGCAAAAGACGGACAGCGAGTATGGGGACGATTTGGATGTTTTCATGGATGACGTGGTGAAAACGTGGCTGTCTAATGGTGCGAGGATACGAACCATCGTGGATCCGTCTGCCGCTTCGTTTATCGCTCTTTTAAAAAAGAAGAGCTGGTGCAAGGTTCAGTCCGCCAATAACGATGTGGCGAACGGAATCCGGGAAACCGCTACAGCCATGCAGAAGGGTTTAATCAAAATCAGCCCTTCGATCACTGACTGGAGAAAAGAGGCTGAAGGGTACGTATGGGATGATACTCAAGAAGATAAACCGGTTAAAGAGAACGACCACTATATGGACGCCACTAGATACTTTGTTAAAACTATGAGGATCACTAGACCTAAGACGCAGTACGCCTCATTGTGGAATTAAGAAAGGGGAGATCAAATGTACACGTATCAGGACCTGCTTGCTGTTGGCGAGGGTGAGCCGGAGCGCATGAAATTCGTCAAGAACGCCATTGAAGAGCACAAAGCCACCAATCTTTACTACGACGCCATGGTGGCGATGGACTACGACCAGCACCGGAACCGCACAATCAACCAGTTCCAAAAGCTCCTTTACACCATGTCCGGAAAGGTGGTTCCGGACAACTATTCGTCAAACTGGAAGATGGCGAGCAACTTTTTTCACCGATTCGTCCTACAAGAGTCCCAGTACCTGTTGGGCAATGGTGTGACCTGGAAGGAT